TCCTGTGTCCGTTCCGATCATACTCATTGCATTACCAGCGAGGGTACCGAATGCCTGACCTAATTGACCGTCTGTTATGTCCTTGATCACTCCTTCGGTTTTGATCTTACCACTTTCAAAGGTCTTGCCTGCGTTTAGGTATGAAGCTATTGCTAATCCTGACGCCATACCTGTCACGCTTGGATGTGGGATTCCTTTTTTCATGTAATTACTCCTTTTCGGATTATTCTTCTTGTATGCCCGTCTTGCTGTTTTCCTCACTTGTCCTTTTCGTGTAGGGCGAGTTCGAGCTTTCTTCGAAGCTTTATAGGACTTTTCAGAAATTAGTTTGCCGTCGCGAAAGAACATACGACGGCCATTGGCTCCTTTCCTGGTGTACAGTCCAACGGGCACGTGTGACCCACATATGGTTACCTACTTATATTTTTTGGTTGAACCCTTCGCAGTTAGGGCAGGGATATTGATTGCCTGGCATATAATAGATCTGCCATTCGTGTTTACACCTTAAGCATCTTAGGATAGCTTCCTTTTGATACTTATTCATTATCCTTTCGTCTCCTTTAAACGCTCGTTGAATTTTTTATCCCAAACCCATTGACCTTGATAACCACATTCAACACAGTTTTCCCTACCTGGAGGATTCAAGGCTTGGCAATCACGCTGGTCACACTTCCAGTAATCACGATGAACGTCAAACACTGTTAAAGGATTATAAGCAGTTAGCGCCATATTCACTACATGCGACCTTGTGCCAGGGTTCTTTTCCAGATACCTGTCTATCAGTTCAGAGAGTTTCTTATCCATACTGATTGATACAGGTATAACGTGTCGTCTTTTACGACCCATTATTTAATCTCCAGCATTTATAACAAGAACTGGAATCGATTGGTAGTTTGTGACAGTAACAGACATCGCCACTATATTCTGAGTGTGTTAGTTCCATACATAACACTGTAAACCTACTATATAATATTATATCTGTATTTAGAATGAACCCGAAACACTATACTCTAGTATACTACCTAGAACCTGTTGTACCTATATTATATATATAATAGTATATCTTTTCCTTTTTTTGAGTGTGAAATAGGGGGTATTCTGCGTTTCTAAGGCTTTTAGTTTGCTTATTTCTGCAATCCCATACCTAAAACCTGCTTAGAAGTGCTTGTTGTCTGCTTATTAGCTGCTTCCGTGATAATCGGCAACATTTTAGAAGCCAGTGCTTGAATATACCAGGGTTGACCTGACAAATCTTGAGTCATACTGTGCAACAAAGAAAGTTGCGAACCCTCCTCAGATCCCTTAAGTTCTTTAGCAGCCGCTCCCATGGAACCAGCCCAGAATTTTTTAAGGCTCTCTCTCGCTTGTGGCAGCATAAATTCCTCAAAATCAATTAACATCTGTTCTCTAATCTTTTTAGTGATAACATCTAACGACATTAGGAGAGTTGCGTCAGATTCAGAACTCTTCAACCAGGACTCTATTTTTTTTTGAGTTTTCAAAGGGATCCACCAAGTATAAATTACAAGGTATAATCCAAAACTCAGAAACCAAACCAAAAAAAATAGTTGGTCTGTCATTATGCACCGATTAAGATTTTAAGTTCTTCTTCAATCAATGCCCTGGTATATCCTTTTTGGAGCATGCAAGATAAAATCCAGGTCATCCCAGTATATTTATTATACAAAATTCCCAAATTATTTTTAGCGTTTCTTTCACAAGCCTTATAATCCTTTAAGAATTGTGTTTTATCTTCTATTCCTTTTCCAGTTATCTCTTCTTTAAGATCATCTATTATTGTTTCTGCCGATGGTATCTCTAAATCTTTCAGGAATTTTATAACATCCTCTAAAACCTTTAACGCTTCATCGGTTGAGTGGTAAAGTGATGCCAGGACAACAGGTCTCGGTACGTTCAGATCTATTGTTGGTATTGGTTCTGCAATTGCTATCAATTTAGATACTACACTTGCTTTTTTATCAAACATCGAAAAACCTAACCAGGCACCAAAAATTATAATCGGTTGCATTACTGGAATTAATGCCTGGAGCCACCTGGTATAATCTACATTTTTCATGAGCTCCTGGAAATCGGTTTCTTTCTTCATACTCGATACCCTGTGAGCATGCACGAAATAAACCCATTATTATTAGATTGAATTGCCTGGATCTTAACCGTTGAATTTGGCGGGATCATGAATTCAAACATTTTAGGTTGATTGCCCAGGTTGTCCGCATCTACAACAAATTTTTCAACGAATAATGCTGTGCCGTCTACATTGATCGTATATGATAAAATTTCTGTGGCGGAGATCCCACTCCAGTCAATCCCTAAAGTTACCCTGGTTAAATAAAATGCGGAGGGGTTCGTATAAGATAATAGAGTGACTCCAGATGCACTTAGCGCCCTGCTTCCACTCCAACCGTAGATATTGCCACCCTTGGCCCTTGAGACTGATTTAGATGCGGCAAGGGTCATACATTATAGACTCGGCCAATAATACTGGTACAGGAATCAAAATCGGCTGAACCGTATTGACTGATCCCCGTCACTAACACATCCGTTAAAGGTGGAATTAAGAGCGGAACAACTAACGCCGTGGGCATGTCCTCTTCATTAGCGTCTACTTTCAACCTTAGAACTTCGTTTCCATTAAAGTATATCTGAAATATGGTTATGCCGCCGTTCCCAGGGTCGGCTATTTTTATATTTGCACCGACGGTTATTTTACCGACTAAAATATATTCTCCAGTATTGAACGCCAGGTGATCCACGGCGCTAGTGCTGATCTGAATCATTCCCGAATATGCAAAAGCATAATCTGCACCGACGTTAAGTCCCTTATTAGGACCCAGATAGGTCGTGATGCGCTTTCTAACCATTCAAGGTTTACTCGAAATATAGAGTAACTGTTCCAGAACTTGCCGCCATACTGCCGCCACCACTAATCTGAATTGCAATCTGTAGATCTATATTATTGGCAGTGCCAATCGGAAACGATACTTCGACGGATTGATAACCTTGTGCGCATGCTGCGTCAGCAGTGTCACCGGCTACACCCCAGATAGTGAAATTCTGCTCAGAAAAATCGGATCCAAGTAAACGACATACAACCTGTGCGCCTTTTGCATTAAATACATCAAAGGCACAATCGACCCTAACAATCCTATTAGATCCGCCAGGCACCATTATATTTCCAAGATTACTGGAATTCATGTTGTCGGTCAAAGAAAAATATTCTTTATCCGTGGGCGTGCTGTCAAAAGTTCTCGATATAGTTGTTACCATTTTATAATCTGAAATACAGAGTATTTCCCCCCAATTTTAGTTGTGGAAACTGCTTCCTGGCAAATGCTCCCAAAAGAGCTATGCCTCCGGCAGTCACTAATGTCTTTCTTCCTGTGTCCGTTCCGATCATACTCATTGCATTACCAGCGAGGGTACCGAATGCCTGACCTAATTGACC